TTCTGTCCCAAATTTTTGCTTCTCGGAGACTATAGCCAGTCCCAACCAAATTTTTAGTTTTTAATTTCAAAATATTTGAAAAATCATCTTCTTCTCTTTGGCCCTGTGTTGGAACTGCTTCCTGGCCTCCAGGCGTATTTCCTGGCGATAAGTCACCCGCTCCTGGGGCAACTTGATTTAGCTCTTGCTGTTGGAAAGCAGCGTCTTGCGCCTCTTCCTTCAGCTTTTGCTTCATTATTTGAATCTCTCCTTCACTCATATCATAGTATTCCTTGTAGATGTAATCTTTTGGAAATAGCTGTGTCTGTGCAACGGTTTGAATAATTTGAAGTCTTGCCTGATCAATTTCTAGTTTTCGTTTAGTAAATCTATCTGAAGGATCAGGGAGCAAAATCCTTAATTCTGAAATTAGGGAATTAGGGAAGTTTTTTAGTGCAAGGTGACGTTTAGCGATCACTTCCAAGCCTACTTCAATCTCATGTTGAATTCTAGAGACCGCTCTCGCAAATTTAACATCTAACTCTGAAAGATTGGCCTTCCTCTCTGGGGACTTGTCTTTTTCAACAATAAAATCCTTAGGAACTTTAAGAGAAGCTAGAAGCTTATCACGAAAGTAGGATACGTCTGTAACTTCTCCAAGATTGGTTGCTCCTGGCAATGTTTCAATTTTTGTTCCTTGCTGTCCTTTAATTGGCACAAAGAAGTCCTCATCAGCAGCCAAGGGGTTATATCGAGCATCTACGCCGCCTTTGTTAAAGTACTTTTCTTTTTTAAACTTCTCTTTTACTCTTTCTACATACATCTCTGCCTTGCTTGAGGGAAGATTACCTACATCAATGTAGAAGATTCGTCTCTCTGGGGCTCTTGCCAATCGGTAAATTAGCATAGCATCTTCCATTAGTCTCAAAGATCTAAATGTTTGTACACTATATGCGGCGATTGATTTTCCGTAAGGATAAAACTTTGGATCTGAGTTAAAAGTTCTAAAGTGGACAATTTGATTTTTGTCTAGTTCGACATATTTTGTATCTTTTGTCCCTATCGTTGCATATGCATCCTGAGATCCTAGGTCTGTATCGAAGGTGCCCTTGTCTGGAATTTGCTGAAGGAAAGTTTTTAAATACCCATATTCATTTTCGACACGAATTACATAATTAGGGTTGAGAACCTTAATCTTTTGAATTCCTGCGTTTATGTTATTCACATCAGCAATAAGCTCCATGAAGCAATCACCAAACTTAACAACATTTCTACAAATATCGTAATAAACACGATCCAGCTTAATACCTTTAAATAAACGATTAACCTCTTTTACTACTTCAGGGTTTCCAGACTCAACGATCCAGCGTCTTTTTTGAGTGTCTTGCTGTGTACAATCATCTGCGTAGATATCGAATGCCGCCCCTACTTCAGGATACTCATCCATTCGTTCGTATTCTTTATATCTGGCTCTACGAGTAACCTCAATTGGAGAATAAACAGGCGTTGTCCTGTTCATAGTAAACGCTGCTCCACCACCAACAACAACATTACCCGTGTCAGAGTGCTGAACCTTAGTATCGCCTAGAACTTTATCTTCAATTTCTATGTCATTAGCGGCTAAAGTTACTGCCTGTTGTGCGGGAGAAGCAAAAAATCTAGCAAAAAACTTGCCTAGTGCTCCTCTAGGATAGTAAAAAGGTCCTCTTGAGGTATAGTTATTCCAGGTGCTTTGGCCTCCATCCTCAACAATTGTTGTTTCTTCTTTTATTTGGTCAACCATGATAAATCTTCTGTCTTTTGTCCTCCAAACGAGATTAAATTTGTAGAATTTTTAACTTTATACCTGTTCTCTTCTTTAAAAGCACTTTCTTTTTTAAAGTCCACCATTGAAGTCTCTCTTATGCTTTTCATAACGTGATTTGCTAGGCTAAGACTCATGATTAGATCATCATGTCGCCCTTTGTCAGCAGAAATCCTACCTGTAGATGTTATTACAAAAGTATTTAGCTCATTTAAAGTTCTTTCTGAATTTATTTTCAATATATTAGTCCTTAAACTCTCTTCCATTTCTGCTAAGATAACCTCTCTATTTTTATTAGTAACCTGAAATCCTGGAATTCCTCGCTCATCATGCCAAACATTCTCGTACTCTAATTCAACAAATAAGGTTTCAAGAACATTATTGCCGATTGTATTTCTTTCAACAATGATGTTTGCTAAATTATAGTACTGCCCTTCGGCATTTAAAATTTTAGCAAACTCATTTATGGGGGTTTTGTTGCTATAAAACTCAGCTACTACCTCGCCATTGTAGATATTAATAATTTGTGCGGCAGAATAGTCCATATCTCTACCCAAAGCGGTATCTACGCCAATAATGTACTCGTAATATGGCTGAGGCTCCTTCCAAACCCGCATTCTATTGTTATATTTCGTGTAATAATCCTTACTAACGTGCTCATGTAGCTGTGTAAGAACTCCACCATCTACATAGGTGTCTCCCGTTCCTAAAAACTCGCACTCATACTCTTGGAGCCATTGTTTTCTAGGCATATTTGATTTTGTCACCTTCTCCCAGGTGTCAATATCAAAAGGAGGCGTTCTTGACTCCATCTCATTATAAATATGCTCAAACCCCTCATGCCTAAAATACTCAGGATGCTCTTTCCATTTAATATCAATTGGATTAAAAGAATTTGCGCCATCCATAGCTTTAGAATAAACTTCATAGAACCAGTTTCCCAGACCATTCACTGTAGAGAGAACGAAGGCTCTTCCTCCAGTTGAAATAATTGGATAAACAGCAGCCCAAATTGTATCAATATTCTCAATAAAGGCTGCTTCGTCAATAATTAGAAAGGATCCCGCCAGTGATCGCCCCGATTGTTTACCTGATGGCCTAGATTTAATAACAGAATGATTTTTTAGCTTTAGCGTATGCTTGTTATCCTCTGTAATATCAGGTCGTAAAAACTTTGGAAGCTCTTCATACATAATTTTAATTCTGTCAAGAACCTCAGTGGCCTCTGTATCACCTTTAGAGAGGATGACAATTGATTGATGTCGCTTAAAAATAGCTAACCAGAGGCAGTAAGCAGCAGATATGGTTGTACATCCCGCCTGTCTAAATTTTCTGAGGATATTAAACCTATTTGCAAGAATTTCTGATACAATTTTCTCTTGGAATGGGTATAATTTAAAGGGCACTAACCCTCGCACAGGGTGCGTGACTTTAATATAAGTAGATATAAAGTATACTGGATCCTCTTTACATCTCTTAAACTCATCTACAACTGTTTTTTCCATGAAATTTTATTCCTTAACTTGCACACGCGGAGGGCCACTTTCCGAAACCACCACTAATTTATTAGAGTACTTTAAGAAGTGCTCCGTAGAATCAAAACTATTAGTTGATAAACCCTCTATATTTACTGCCTACGACGAAGGTTTGGATGAGATAGACGCGGATTTTGATGATATTATTATTTTATGCCATGATGACATTCAAATTTTAACAGATCCTAAGCTATTTACCAGCATCCTAGAGGAAAACCTAAGCAAAAGAAATGCAGGATTTGTGGGTGTCGCTGGAGCATCCATATTTACCAAAAGTGGTGTATGGTGGGAACAAGAAATATGGGATAAAGGCGGTTTAACAGGACAGGCAATGCACGGAAAGCTTTCTGAAAACGATTTAACACACTTTGGTCCTTATCGAGAGGCAGTCGTACTGGATGGAGTATTTTTAGCTACAACAAAAAGGGTCTTACGATCACTTCAACTAAAAAAACCTCATAGTTTTACGGGAAATTGGGATTTCTATGATATTTTCTACACTTTTCAGGCACATATCAAGGGAAAAGTAAATGCTACCATTCCCATTAACATTTGTCATGAATCCAGAGGCGAACTAGTGGGTAGAGATTCTTGGTATCAAAATAAAGACGCTTTTGTGAAAAAATTTAGTACCTATTTACCTGCTCAGATAAAAAGACGAAAGACTTAGTTTTTTAGTTACTAGTGCGTGGTTTAGGTGCTGTTTCGATTGCGCCTTTGCCAGCCTTCCTACCGCCCGTAATCAGCTTCAAGGTTTGCCTCTTTAATGCTTCTCTATCGGCACCATCCTCCATAGTTTTAATTTTATTAATGTTACTACGAATAGTCGTGTGACGATTTTCGTCTTTAGCCTCACAAATAACGGTGTAAATTTTATCTTGCCACTTCATGCTACTAATATATAGGCATGTATAAAAAAAACTTCCCCTAAAACACAGGAATTAGGGGAAGTTAAGCGAAGTTCCAACACGAAAGGCGTAAGCACTTCGGAGTTGGTTTATATGTATATAGATACCGAAAACAAAGAAAAAAGTTATTATTTTTTCACTTTCTTAAGACACCGATCATACCTTGCTTTAGCAGCAGATGACCATTTACTTCTTTTAGGTGTTCCAGCAGTTTTAGCAATAGAGTCAGTGCAGACCTTATACTTAAAAGAACTTTCCACACGCTCAAGAAGTCTTTCTTGCCAGATCATTAAAAGGTGCTTCTTTTCTTCACTGCCGCTGCTGTTTTCTTCGACATCTTTGCTCCGTGAGGACTGCGCGAGGGTTCAGATGTTTCTGCGCTCTTAGCTTTGTTTGCTGCCTCTTGGTTAGCCTTGTATCTTCTACCGTGAGCCATGAGTTTCCCTGCTTCTGTTTCATCACCCCTAGCCAAGGCTTGCGAAGCACGTTTACCTGCACCATATGCACCGATAGATTTACCTGCGGCTTTCCTCTTATCCATCTCTGCTCCCCTTTTTCTTAAAGAGGTTTTTCTACGACTTGCTTCGCTACGAGTTTCTGTTACCAGACTTTCATAAATTTTAGTTTTCCAGTCCATTACGGTTTTGTACCAGTAGCTGGAGTATGCCTAAACTGCTCTGCTCCAGGTTTGAAATCCTTGGGTTTTCCAAAGATTCTTTGCCCTTTACCAAACTTAACTGCCTTTAGTCTTTGGGCTCTTCTTTCTTTAGCCTTATCGCTTGCCTTAATTGCATCCTTGGCTCTTTTGGTCTCTCCAGCACCAGCATTACCTAGCTTCTTATGAAAGACATCTGCGCCATGTTCCGCAGGACCTTTAACCTCGGTTAAGCTTTCGTAAATTCTATTTTGCCAGTTCATTTCAATGTTGTTCTCTTTTCTGTCCCATCAGGCATCTTAGTAACAATCACAGTCTGCCCTTGTTTGTTTTTATGGGTTGTTGTTACTTTGCCTCTACCACCGTGAGGTTTCAGTCCTCTTTGTTGGCCTCTTACAGTGCCAACTAATTGCTTTTTCCCATCTGCGGTGAGTTCTTCTGTCAAACTATTGTATATTCTGTCTTTCCAATTCATATTAATTTTTTCCCGTGTTTTCGTTTGGTCTCTCGAACAAACAATCGTTTTACCTGCCGTTTAAATACAGCGAGCTTCTCATTATATCTAGGGTCTTTATTTCGGTAGCCTTTATTTTTTCTTTGCAATTCCTGCTACACCTGCAATTGACGTAAAAAGACTGTATACTGTTGCACCTGCTAACAAGGCAATATCATCTTCTTTTGGGGGGGCTGGTTTTACAACCGCTTTTCGAACTTCAAGCTCAGGGGCTGTAACTTCTAAATGAATGTGGATAGGAGCTTGAGGAATTACTTCTTGTTTTACTTGTTTCTTTATTAGCTTTTGATTTTCAGCAAGCAGCTTTTGAGTTTGCGCCACCAAATATTCGTTTTGCTTGATTAATTGCTCTAAAAGAACCTGAATTTCTTGGGTATGTGAAGATTGCTCCTCTTGAAGCCGTTCTACCTCTAAGAAGTGTTTTTTCTGATTAAATGCGGGTTTTTCTTGCTCCCAATTTGGCAAAGACCACTCCAACCATACAGCAGTGCTAGTGGTCTCTCCTGTGGACTCTGTTTTCATAACTTCAGAGCCTTCTTGACCAAAATTGCCAAGACGCTTGCCTATCCCTTTCATGGTAATATCACCATCCCCCTGACTAATACCAAAATTGTCAGGAGTAACTAGGTCTAAGGTTTTTCTACCATCTAAGGTAGAGCAAGAAAGTGTAACTACAGCAAATAATAATAATATGAATGTTCTCAATGGAGTACCCCCATATTATTTAGCCCAACTGAAGCTTACTTTGATTTAATTATAGAGGAATTGTTGTATCAATTGCCGTTTCAATTGCAGAATCAGGGGTTCGCTCTAAAACCCACATAACTCCTCTAACTAAACCATACCCAATCCCTGCAAAAAGTTCACCCACAACAATAAGTTCTGCTAAACTCATGCGATATACAGAAAAGGGGTTCCTAAACCTGTCTTTAAAAAATATTGCCCAAAATCTATTCATGATAATAATGTTTCTTGTTTCTTTTTAGAGCTATCTGAGGGTTTTGGAATTCCATCAGCATCATCACCATTCTCAACAATTCCCTTAAGAATAGTCGATAAATTTGTGACCACAAGCGTGATTAAACCCGCAACAACGGCAATCGTATTTTCAGGAATGAACTGTATACTCAAAATGAAGGCCATCACTAGGAAAGTAAGATAAAAACCAGCAAATTTTGCTAAGTGCTTTGCAGCGGTCTCTTTTGCGCTTTCTCTAATTAACAACTCTCTAAACATAGCTTCAGACTCTGCATGTTTCATTTCAACAGCAGTCCTGCTTTCCGCTTCTTTAAGCTTTACAGCGGATTCAATATCAATATATCCTTGATTGTCCACGATTGGTGTGTTGGGCATTTGTAATCTCCTGGTTATTACTATAACCCCCCGCGATTTATGCTCTTAACATTTGTATATAGTACGACTAGAACAAATTTTTCTTCAGTTGCTCTGAAATTAATTTATGGAGCCGATTTAAGTGTTTAGTAGAGTTGGTTCGTAGTCTCATTTCGCCACCTCCTCGCTTATAGGATCCGCGCCCACCACTTCTTGCTTGCTTAACTTTTTGTCTACGTTGTCCTCGGCCACCAGTGACAAAAGGGTTTCCTCCTGATGCTGTAGGCTTTTTAGCAGGAGCAGTTATTTGTGCAGGTTTAGGCTGTACCACTTTTCCTTCAACGTCTATTACTTTTTTCTGTTTCTCTATTGAAGGTCCAGGAAGTCTTTTTTGAGCGGGTAGTACTTCAGGTGTTCTAGCTTGTCTTGATCTAAAACGATCAATCTCACCCGTCTTTCTTATTGCAGGTAGCTTTAAAGCTTTTGGTTTTGGTTGTCCAGGCTTACCAATCCCAGCCCCAAACCCTGGGTCACCAATTCCCGCACCGAAGCCAGGATCTGGTTTAGGATCTGGTTTAGGGGCTGGTGCGGGAGTGGGAGTGGGTGCTGTTATTCCTGGAGCATCAGGTGTTGGCTTAGGTTTAATCCCTGGAGCGCGAAGTCTTTTAGCTGCGCTCCTAATCGCAGGGTCAAACTCATAAGAATCGGCTTTTCTTTTAAACGGATCAGTGAAAATCCTCTTACCCGTTTTAGCAGCCCTTGAGCTAATCTTACCTTTTCCTTGTAAAACATCAAAGGGGTTTCTAGGTGCAACTGAATCAAGGGGTTTTCTAAACTTAGAGCCTCCTGGAGCGAAACGAGAATCTGATTGTCCAAACTGCTTGTTACCTTTAAGATACATCTGAAGGCGTTGCTGAGGAGTTAGGTCACTTTGAGAACCAGGATCTAAAGTAGGTCGTTTTGCTAAAGGATCATAAGGAGTTGGTTGCCTTGTAGGCATCTTCTTTCGAGTTCCAACCATTTGTTGAACCCGAGCAGTCCTTGTACTAGGCTTTATAGACTTAATCTTTATCTCAGAGATTATTTTTTTGTTCAGACTCATTTTTTTGATGGCTTCGAAATTCTCTTCGGCATCTCTTTTTGCACTAGTTCCCGTGTCTCTTTAGTCGCAGGATTTTGCATTTTTGAGGTGTTTGTTTTTTCGGCACCCTTTGCGCCCCGTGCTTTTGCTTTAGGATCAGGCTCTGTAAACTGAGGATCACCTTGGATTCTTTTCATATGTGCTGCCATTCTTTCCTTGTGTCCTGGAGCTTTGTGAGATGGGGTTCCTCCACCTAACATTTCAACAATTTTCTCATACCCGTTCATGTTGGTCTCAGTGCTTGCTACAATCTTTACATCAGTTTGTTTGGCATGTCGCCTACTTCTTACTTTTGTTTTTCTGTGCTTACCAGAAACAGCTTTTACCATTTCTTGTGCAGCCTTAAGTCTTTCTTGAGCCCCAGGGTCTTTTTTCCCAGAAGGAGTGGTAGCGTCGTTACGAGCCAAAGCTAAATTAGTCATCAATTTGCTTTGCAGTTTGGATTTTCTACGTTCTCCTTCTGTTGTGACTTCACTTACTTCAAGTCTTTTTGCTTCTGCCTCCATTAGGAGGCCGCGAATTTTTTCATAGTTGCTCATTTCATTATTTCCTTATTTTCTTTTGAGTTCATTACCTGTATCCTCCTCTAGCTGCAAGACGCAGAGGTGGTTTGTCACTTCTTGCAAGCCTAACCTTTAAACTTTGTTCAGAGCCAGGAATATCCTGAGCAGCAGCATCCGAAAGCTTTGCCTGTTTTTCAAGTCTAGCCTTTCTCAATCTTTCCGCATCACTAGCAGCTATAGAGGGGTTTTGTCTTCTTGGATCTTTGTATATTTTGTCGAGTCTTGTGTTTCTTTGATATGCAGTCCTACTATGCTGCCTAGCAGACGCATATTCTTCTGTTATTAGATTATAAATTCTTTCATATGAGTTCATATAGTTATATAGGAGTCCCAACAAATCAGACCAATCAAAAACGGCCTCTAAACAACGTAAAAATTTTTTAGAATTTTTTTTGGAGTCCCTTTAATAATTATAAGATTCCATCTATCTAGGTGGGTGCCACATGTGGGACTCCAACATTTTTGCGAAGTTTTCTGCCAAATATTTGGAATATCCTAGATTATTTTGGGACATCCTAGGCCCCTAAGTGGGGTGTTTGCAAGCACTTACGACCATAGGAACACCCAAAGTTATCCCAATTAGGCATAAAGAGTTCTTGCTATCTGGTCGATAATATAGTATAATGGAAAACATGAAAGACACAGTAACGATCATCCTCTCTACTCTCTTGGGCTATGCCCTCTGGCTCCTCTTGGCTATGGTGGTCATAGGAGGCACAGTACGCGCAGACACACCCACACAAGCCATACACGCTAAGGATGGCAAGGCGTGTGCTGCTATGTTCGATGATGCTATCAAGGTCAACATACGCCCCGAGTGTGTGCGTGAGCTTGCACCCATAGTAGCAGCCATACGCTACGCAGAGAATGGTAGGGCTGGGCGTGAGTATGGCATACTGCACCCTAGGGTCAAGCCTACCTATCGCTCTCAGGCTGGGTGGTGTGCTGCTACTGTCCAGAAGAACTATGACCGATGGGTCAAGGCTGGCAGGAAGGGTGAGTATATCAAATTCCTAGGGGCTCGCTATTGCCCTGTTGGTGCTGATAATGACCCTACTGGGCTCAATAAGCATTGGATCAAAAATGTCACAAAATTCCGCAAGAAGTTCTTGCAATCCTCATAACCCTTTGGTATAATACATACATGAAAGATAGAAATAACAACCGTGCAGAGGTCAGACTAGACCCTGCTTCCACTCCCTCTAAGCCTCGCTTTGATGTGCAGGTCTACGGTGGAGATACCGATACCCTACTCTCAGAGGACAACTTCCTCGGTTGGGGTGGTCTTCGCCTGAGGAACTTCCTCCTCATGAATGGCGTGAACCATGTACGCTACATGGACGCAGAGACCCTCTCCAAGGCTGGTCTTTGTTGAGGAGTTAGTGCTAGGCACGGTTCACATGTTGAGCCACCTACACGATCCAGGGCGTGGGAGCCTGTAAGAAATCCCAAAAGGGGGCACCGCGAAGCGGTGTAAGTCGTGATGGGACAAGGGGTTAGAGCAGAAAGTTTTTTCATTTATGGCTTGCATATAGTGTGTGGTGTGATATAATAGGGACATGAAAGAAAAGAACAAATACACGATGACCACTCTGCGTGAGGGTCTTACTCAATACAAGTTCGAAGGCCATGGCTGGACTCTCTCCGTAGGCTCAGACGAGAGCATTCACTACTGCTCAAGCCACCAAGGCACGGTAGAGATCGCAGTCCTCAATGAGCATGGTGAGTTTTGCCACCTCTCAGCCTACGATCAAGTAGAGGGCTATCTGCCCATGAGTAAGGTGGAGGAGTTTATCAGGGTGCTAGAGTACAAGGACAGCCCTTGGGCTTGCCATAAGTTTTTTCACCACTATTTTGAGCCAGTTCAGGCTTGACATCTCACCCCTCACTTGGTATAATACACGCATGAAAGATTTAGAACTTATGGGCGATGCCCTAGAAGAGGTTACGCAAGCACAGGTCTTTGAGGCTATGGCTGATGAGTCAGAGCTTGGAGACGCAGACATCGAAGCATGGGCCACATGGTGGCTCGAAAAGGAGAACGCATGATATATCTCCTCTCCTTCATCGCTGGCCTCATCATTGGCTGCTATGCTTACTCCCTCGGCTATCGTGCCCAATCCCCCTTCTACAAGGAAAACTAATCATGAAACTACTCACAGACGCAATCAAGAAAGCTCTTCCCCCTCTCTACTCCACCGAAGACACTCCCCTTGAGGATAAGCAGGTGGTGGTGAGATTCTTCAACCCTATGGGCTCTGAGAGTTGGGAGATTTATGAGGGGTCCTATCAGGAGGGCATGGATACATGGCTCTTCTTTGGTATGTGTGATCTTGCCATGGGCTCACCTGAGCTTGGCTATGTGACACTTGCAGAGCTTGAATCTATCAGGCTTCCTATGGGCTTGGGTATTGAGCGTGATATCTGCTCTGGGAAACAGGAATACCATCCTGAGTGGGCTACTATGGAGGCATAGTAGTGTGGGGGAGAGGGGGCCTCAGGTTGGCTTCTGGTTCTACCTTTCATCAATCCTCTCCCCTTCCACCTTTGGGAACCTATCTGCTCCTGGTTTGGTCACGCCAGTATTCGGTAGGATATCCCATTTGGGGGCACCGCAAACCCCCATAAGTCGTGAAACCATAACAACTTACGCCAGAAAAAAACAAGGAATGAGTGCTTGCATATGCCTAGATCCATGATATAATAGGGCCATGAAAGTAAGAGCTAACTACACCTTCTGGCTGCGCTATGAGGCCTTCAAAAAGCGCGAAGCCATCCGAAAAGAAAAACTAAAATCCAGCAAGTAGTACTTGCATTCACCCCTTCCCTATGGTATAATACCGACATGGAAAACAACAAACGAACTCGGAGGACACCCGAGCAACTGATCGCAGATGCTCAGTCCCGCTTGGATAAGCTCCAAGCCAAAGCTGCTGAATCCGAGGCAGCATCTAACCCGCTTCTGGCCCCTCTCCTAGCGGAGATCAAGGAGGTCGAGAAGGCTGAACTTATGGCCCGTAAAGGATTCTCTAAGGGTCCGCAAAACTTCGATGAGCGCATTGCCAAGGCTCAGGATCGGATCACCAAGATCCAGACTCAGAAGTTCGAGGCTGAGGTTCTCATCTCAGAGGCTAAGGCTCGCAAGGACAAGCTCCGTGCTTCTCTTGCTGCCCTCACTAGCTCCATTGCCAATGGCGAGGATATTACCGATG